GACGCTATCCTCAAGCCTGACGGCAGGATCACCTACCTCGGCACCCCACAGACTGAACAGTCCCTCTACAACGTGTTGCCAGAACGCGGATACGTGACACGTATCTGGCCTGCTCGATTCCCGAAGTCACAACTCCAGGATGTCTATGGTGAGCGTCTCGCTCCCATGATCCGCATCCCACTTGACGAAGGTAATGTCCAGGAAGGACAGCCCACCGACCCTCAACGCTTCAACGAGACCGACCTTATGGAGCGTGAAGCATCCTATGGTCGCTCTGGTTTTGCCCTCCAGTTTATGCTCGATACCCGCCTTGCTGACGCTGACAGATACCCGCTTAAACTCTCCGATCTCATCGTCATGGACCTGTCTTCCCACGAAGCCCCTGAGAAGGTTGTGTGGGGGAGGGGACAGGAGAACGTCATCGAGGGCCTCGTGTGCGTCGGCCTTAACGGGGACCGCTATTACCAGCCCATGTGGAAGTCCGACAACTGGATTGAGTATAAAGGCTCCGTCATGGCTGTTGACCCTGCTGGACGAGGTAAGGACGAGACCGCCTATGCCGTCGTCAAGATGCTCAACGGGCAGCTTTTCGTGACTGCTGCCGGTGGTCTTCAGGGCGGCTATAGCGACGACGTGCTGAACAAACTCGCTGAGATAGCCAGAGAGCAGAAGGTAAACCGGATGATCATAGAAGCGAACTTCGGTGACGGCATGTTCACTCAACTCCTCAAGCCGTACCTCGCCCGTATTTACCCTGTCACAACCGAAGAGGTGCGCCACAACATCCAGAAGGAGAAGCGCATCATCGACTGCCTGGAACCTGTCATGAACCAGCACAGGCTGATCGTGGACCGTAAGATCATCGAGCAGGATTACAAATCCACCATCCATCTCCCGCCTGAACAGGCCATGCGCTACCAACTGTTCTACCAGATGAGCCGCATCACAAGAGACCGTGGTGCCCTCACTCAGGATGACCGTCTGGACGCTCTCGCCATCGCAGTGAACTACTGGACAGAGAGGATGGCACAGGACGTCGATAAAGCCGTTAAGAGCCGCAAGGACGACCTTCTGGATAAAGAGCTTGCCGTCTTCCTCGGACACGCCAAGGGAGACATGCTCGACCTCGCCTGTATCGCTGGCGTCTCTGGGATAGACTCAGGAGCCCTCACAGGTAGAGGCTCATGGATTGACCTGGATTTCTAAACAATAACAAAAGGAGTTTACAATGTCTGACGCCTACACTCCCCTCACTACCCTGACCATCACAAAACAAGGAGCGACTGCCACCCTCCAGCTTGTCCGTAAGAAAGACGGCTCTGTAGAATTCACCGATGCAAACGGAAATAAGGTGATCGCTCATGGTAACGATGAAATGTCGAGGCTTTTCAAAACCTTAGACTCCCTCACGTAGACTGAGACCTCCTGATTAAGACCAGTGAAATTAATGAAGAATTAACTGAAAACAGTCTCTCTAAAACTTCATTATTTCAGTGTCTTAGAATTAGGACGCACTGTATAGGGAGAGGGGAAAGAGGGTCTATAGATATACTATAGGTAACTATAGGTACCTATAGGTATAAGATAGATGTAAGATAGGGTACGATAGGTTATGATAGTCTATGATAGGTTATGATAGTGTTATCGCTCCCTGTCTTTCTCCTCTCATCCTCATTCATCTCCTTATGCATTCCCTTTCAATCTACGTTTCGTTTCGTTCTCCTTAGTTTCCTCCTTTGGGTTGCCCTGGGAGGTCTCTGGTGTCTCTGCTGGCACTGGAGGTCTCCCAGGGGTTTCCTGTCTGTAGGTGATCCTGTGGGTGTCCGTTGGGTGTCATTAGGCCGTATTTCGCTCATATTTCGATTCTGAGGCACGTTTTTATGAATTGGGTGTCTTAGGTCGTCTTAGGTGTGTTTCGGGAAACTGGAGGCGAATTTGAGGAAAACTGAGAGGGGTGCGGATGTTTTGATTGAAAAATTTGAGACGCTTTACGATATACCGAAACGCGGCGTTCCCCCCATAGGGTATTTCAACCTTCATATAGCAGATTCAATCGGTAAACCATATACAAGGTTATGATACCCTCTTACTAATTGGGACAGGCCATTGGTACACCATTAGATAAGCCATTGGATTCATTTGGAACGCAATAGATAATGAATCCCATTGAACTATTAAACACGTCTTTCACCTTTATTTTTTCGATATATGAACGATTGCTCATATAAACATATAAGCATATCAACATATCTTGATATATTGATGTACGCCATATATCCTGTGTGCATTATGGCTTTTTCGTTCACCTATCGTTCACCTATCGTTCACCTATCGAACACCAATAGCAACCCAATATCAACCCAAACGATATAAAAAATATTTTTTGTCACGTTTTCCTTTTCATACGTATATACGTATAGAAGCGGCAAACACATACTTATTTTTTTCGTTCATAACCAATTGAAAACACTAGCATTCATTAAAAATTTTCAAAAAGTACCAAAAAAAAAACTTCTGCGATGGCTTGACATACTTGGCAAGCTTGGATACTTTTCACTCAACGACGACGGGGAAGGCCACAAGGCCAGACACAAGGCCGCCCGCAGGTTCTTTGAAAATCAAATAGCGCACTAAACAAGATTAAACGAGTAGTCCCATAGAAGCGGGGAACACTAAATCAAATATCGTTCCTCGCTTTTATTGGAGCTAATCGAATCCAATAGTGGATATAATAGAAAATCAAAAAAGGGGAAAGAAAATGACCAGTTTTGATAGTCTTACAAAGGCGGAATTACGTTGCAAGCTCCGCGCTTACTTCGGACCTCGAAACTACCGTATTAGTAGCGAAGGTGCAGTTTACGGGCATGAAAGCGGGCAAGGTTGGTACTACCTCGGGCGTCTTGAGTTCGTTGAAAATGAAATAACACGTGAACGCGGCAGCGTGTGGCGTGTCAGGTAAATAAGGGAATAAGGCCATGAAAGCAAACGACATTAAAACGGTCAAACACGGTAACTTCCTCATGCTGCAATACAATGGAAACACGTTACAAGGCGTCTGGAAGCGTTCCCGCAAAGGGCGGACGCTTTACGAAAGTGACACCTTTGGCCGTTGGTATACGTCCATGAGGGAAGCAAAGGAACACACGGCAGCGGCCTTTTCTGACCTGATAGCAACGCTTGACGGTCTGCACCAATAAACATGGTCTGCCGTTGACAAGCCGTGAGCCTACGCGGTTCGCGGCTTGAATTAGGGCTTATCATATCCAGCCTTGCCAATAAAAAACAAAAAAGGGGAATGAAAATGATTCGAATTTCAAAGGTTTCAAAGCTTGACGGTATTAAGTCGTGGTCACTTCCCGCTCGTGAAACATGCCCAGGCTCATTTATCAATGGAGAGCTTTGTCCAGTATGTAAAGGCTGTTATGCGGCGTCCGGTAACTACCGCTTCCCAAACGTAAAAGCTCCGCGTGAAGAAAATAAGCAGGATTGGAAACGCGATGCATGGGTTGATGATATGGTAAAGGCCCTTGATAAAGCTGAATATTTCCGTTGGTTCGATAGCGGCGACGTATATTGCCGTGAGCTTGCCGTAAAGATAAAGGAAGTGATTAAACGGACGCCTCATGTGAAACATTGGTTGCCGACTAAATCATACCGCGTTGCCGCTATCCGTCCCATACTGGATGAAATTAAAGCCCTGCCGAACGCTTGTGTCAGATACTCCGCTCTTGGCATTGACGGCAGTTATGAAAGTGGGCTGCATGGTTCGACCGTTGTCCCCACATATGACACCGAGGTTCCATCCGAAGTGCACATATGCGGAGCCTATGAGCGCAACGGTAAATGCGCAGGATGTCGCGCATGTTGGGACAAAGGCGTGAATGTTGTCGCCTACGTAGCACATGGGCGGTCTATGGCAAAGGTAATTAAAGACAATTGCGCCTAGTCACATCCACGCTTGCCAATAATATCAGTTATGCCAAGTAAACGGGCGGGGACGTGTAAAGCGTCCCTGCCGTAAACCTAAGGAGAAGCGCCATGTTACCTTTCGTCGGACACGCAATAAACCAGACCGGCAAAGAGTATCTTATTTACTACAACCTCGGCGATATCGTCCCAGAAGATAAGGGATGGTGGTTCTACGACGAAAGCGGCAAGCCTGACAACGATGTCGGACCTTTCCCAACCTTTGTAGAAGCCTATACCGCAGCAGTAGAGCTGCCATAAAAGGAGAAAAAGCCATGACAAGTGAGTACAGAATCTACGTTGCAAGCCTTTCAGACTATAACA